GATTGGCGATAGAGTTTAATGTTCCTATCTTCACCGCAACGCAGGTTAATAGGACTGGATTCTCTAGCAGTGATATCGGTCTTGAAGACACAGCGGAATCTTTTGGATTACCTGCAACTGCTGATATAATGTTTGCTTTCATATCAAACGATGAATTGTCTTCGTTGAATCAAATTCTAGTTAAACAATTAAAGAATAGATACAACGACCCAAATTCACCAAAAAGGTTTATCTTGGGGGTTGATAAATCTAAAATGAAATTCTACGATGTAGAAGATAAGGAACAGGAGAATTTGGTTGATGATACTCCACCAGTATTTGACAACTCTAAATTCGGACAGTCAACCAGCCATATAGATATTGAGGGGTTTAAGTTATAATGGAAATGAATTCAATAACACACACTCTGTTAGCAGTGGGTCTTATGTTCTGCAGTTATTTGTGGGGCAAAAGAGCATATAAATTATATTTATTGGATGTGGGTCTGATGGGATATCAAAACGGATTTAGTGATGTCATCAAAATTCTATCTCAAAACGAAAAGTTATCTAAGAGCACATATGACTCTTTGTTGAAGGATAAAGCTTACGAAGTTGGATTGAACTTTATATTTGAAGAAGATGATAAAACAGGAGAATAAAATGTATAAAGAATATTTAAATGAAATTGTGAGTGTTTCTAGTTTTGCGGGAGAAATTGTTGGAAGGTTGGTCAATGAAACTGACACCACTATTACCCTGGAAAACCCAAGACTTTTCGTGATGGGTGAACAAGGTACAGGTTTTGCCATGGGTATTTCTATGACTTGTGCATCCAACCCCAAGAAAGCGGTGTTGCAATTATCCTCAATACTAACCCTCCTCCCTTCTAACAATGAAGTGGCAAAGGGATGGATTGAGCAGACAAGCAGTATAGTGATACCAAAATAATATGAAAGGTCAGTGGACAGGGGGAAAGGGTTCTTCTAGAAGAAAGGAGAATCAAGATCCCAAAGTTAGAAAACAAATTGAAAAAAACTGGGAAGAATTTGAAAAGAATCGCAAGCAAAAATTGTTGAGGAAAGAAACAGATGGACGTGATAATTAACATACAAACTGGTATAATTGCCGCACTTTTTTTATATTCTATTATTATTACATTATTGTATCGGAACAAATGCGCAGAAGTCCGGGGAATGGAGATTATATTTTCTTCATTCTCGCCGCAACTATTTGCTGAGGAACAACAAGCACAATCTCAGACCGAAGAAGTATTCTATGAAGAAACAAACTCCTCCGAATCAGACTTAATAGACACTGTCGAGGTTGAGTACATATCGGAGGACAAATGAAAGTAGGTTTCACTTGTTCTACGTTCGACTTACTCCATGCCGGACACGTACAAATGTTACGTGAAGCAAAGAAGCAGTGCGACTATCTAATTGTTGGATTGCAAGTTGACCCAAGCGTAGACAGAAAAGATAAAAACGCTCCGATTCAAACCGTGGTTGAGCGATACACCCAGTTAAAAGCAGTTGGATATGTAGATGAAATCATACCATATGGAACAGAATCTGATTTAGAAGATATATTAAATATGTATCATATAGATGTTAGAATTTTAGGAGAGGAGTACAGGGATAAGGAATTCACCGGAAAGGATATCTGTAGAAAAAGAGATATAGACCTTTATTTTAATAAACGTCACCACAGATTCAGTTCTAGCGATCTAAGGGTAAGAGTTGCAGAGAGAGAAATGCAAAATGGAAATCCGCGAATTAGTTGAACTTACTGAAGAACAAATTGAAAACCTTATTGTAGACGATCCAGTTAGACCACATATTTCCTGCGCACAGAGAATATCTATGGGCAAGGTGGTTGCCTTAAAACAAGCAGAAAAAGTTTTAGCTGTCTGTTGCATCGCGTTTTGTTATGGCATACCTAAAACAGAAAATGATTTGTTGCAAGTATCCTTTTCTTTTGACGAACTTGATAATAGAACTATAGTACCATATACCATATGGTCTTATGAACCTGGATCGGGAAGGGCTCTAGTGAGGTCTTTGTTGGATTGGGTTAAGAATGACACAGATGAAACGCCAAGAGTTGTTACGCTATCACCCAAGACTGAAATGGCAAAAAAGTTTCATCTGTCTAATGGTGCAACATTACTACAAACGAACGAACATACATACAACTTTGAATACGATTTGAGGGAATAGTGCGATGAGTACTGAAGAAATATGGGATTTCGGGTTTACTGCTGTTGATGAAGAAGAACTTGAATCCTTACAAGTAACCACTAAACAACTAGAGGATGCCTCAACGACTTTGGAAGAATGTCAGAATCGTTTGGATAAATTATACAACACGATCCAACCTCTACTGAATAACCTGAAAAAGAACAGTGAAAAAGATTATATTTATTGGCCTGATCGTTTACGAAAAGTTGAGGCATTCTCTGACGTGCTTGATAAAATTTATCAAGGTAGTTAAATGAAGACCATACATTGGAGAGGATTACGAGGATATGGCGATTTCGTTAATCCTGCAATGTATTCTCACAACGAATCTGTTAGAATTGATGATGATGTACATGTTATATTCCACTTCACCGAACATAACAGAAGATTTAAACCAGAAGATAAAAGCACCTTCGAAGATATAATTAAATTTTTATTTGATAATACTGATAAAACTGACGTGACCAAAAATGTCACTTGGGAAGCAGTATACAGCGTCAAATACGATTTAATTCCTGAACCGCAAGACTCTAACGGTCTGGATAACTTATATTCTCCCTTTAATCATAGATTTTGCAAAAAGGATCTCAGGTGGAACGGAGGAAAAGAAGGTAGTATTGCAGTTATTTCCACAGCAAAACACCAGCAAAAATTCGTTGACATAAAATATAATGGGGGGAAAAAAGGAGACAAAGCATGGAAGGATCCTTGGCCCTATCGCTGGGAAGAATTTTGCGAAAGATTTGAAAGACTAGGGGTAACAGTAAACCACATACATTATGAAATGTCCGTGGAAGAAATTGTGGAAATTTTGAGAGAATCCTCTATGGTATATGGATATCAAGCAGGAGCAACTTGGTTGGCAAAATGGATTGGAACACCAATGGTGGTTTGTTCCCAAGCACAACAATGGACTGAAGGGTTATTCCCCTGGTCCGTTTGGTATGGAACAAAACACTTTGAATCTATCTTCACTAACATGTTTGAAGACTATGAAACAAGTCTGGAAAAACTTAAAAAATTTGAACACAATCTGCCGATATATAAACACACAATTCCTGGTTCTTATGTAAGACAGGCTTTTTCTAGATTTTATGGACAGCGTACCTGGCCTTGGATATCTTCATCAAGCAAACAAGAGTTGGACAACTTTCAAAAAAAAGAACAAGAAGAAATAGAAGAATTTTTAAAGGAAATTAAAAGTGCCAAAACGTCAACCTAACATATACATCGGATACGACTCCCCCCAACAGATCGCATATGATGTTTGTGAATTTTCTATTTCTGAAATTTCCCATATTGAGATAAACAAATTATCATTAGAATCTTTACCAGAATATAGTAGAGACTGGGGTGAAATACAATCAACTGAATTCACATTCACCAGATTTCTTGTTCCATATCTAAACAATTATGAAGGATACTCTATATTTTGCGATTGCGATTTTCTTTTCTTAGAAGATCCATTACATATTATGAAACATGTTGACCCATTTAAAGCGATATCCGTTGTTCAACACCCCCGATATCTTGTAAATGGTGAAACAAAGATGGACAACCGCCCACAACACAATGCCCACAGAAAAAATTGGGCATCACTTATTGTATTCAACAATAGTCACCCTTCCTGTATGCAACTCACGCCGGATAGAATTAACAATCACCCAAAGGGAATCGATTTCCATGAACTTTCTTGGGTCATGGATGAGGAAATAGGTTCTTTACCTATGGAGTGGAATTGCTTAGACCAATATTATCATTTGGAAACCCCGAAAGCAATACACTACACAGATGGTGGTCCATGGCAAGGATATACAAAAACACGCTATGCATCCCTCTGGACTGAGCAACTTTCAAAGTTGCACAACGTCCAAAGAGCGTAACCAACCGATTAACAGGTTGACTTATCCATAAAAAACCCCCTCACGATCATTGAATTATATTTCTTTGGCGTTTCTATTTGCTACAAATTGGTATGGATATATACCACTTCTTAAATTATTTACAAACACTCCACTTTTTGAATCTGTTTTTCTTCCTACTCTATATGTACTCGCAAAAACTGCTTTATAATCATTATTAAACGCCCAATCTATATCATTTGCTGTGTGTAAACTGTCAGAAGCATTTAATGTGTAGATGTTGCCTCGTTTAGTCAATACTGGATCGCCTTGAGCTATACAGTGAACGCTATTTATTCCAAAAGTACTGCCTTTATTCCAATCTGGACCGTAGACTGATCTTCCTACTAAATTTTTCCCGTTCGCATTTTCTTTAATATATCTGTAAAAACTCTGCCCATTGCTAGCTTTATCATTTCCAACCGCATTCCGTAAATCTTCTACATATTTTTCGACTAATTTATCTCCGTATATTATATCTCCAGATTGTTTGCTTATTCCACCATATTGTTGAAATGCTTTTGCGCCTCCACCTTTTTTATGAGATATAAAACAAACCCCAATAAGTTTTTTATTTTTACATGAAACCAATACCAAATCAGCTTTTGGTGTTCCTGAAACTTTATTTACCCCAACAACATTTTTAAACGTATGTTTTCCTACTTTAACTGTCAACCCAGGACATAATTTATCCATCACTGATCTAGGATCTTTTAGGTGTTTTTTTATTTCTTCATATATCATTCCATTAAGATCATTTAAATATTTTAATTCATCTGGTTCCGCTAATGTTGGAGCATCCAACACATATGTAGAATCCATACTTTCTTTTAGTATCCCAAGTTGTCCCCAAACAATTTTGGCTTTTGTAGAACCTGTTGGGTCTTTACCACCAAACTCTACACTTTTTTGAATTTTACCAGAAGGTATGCTTACTATACCATCGGAAAAACTTATATTAAGCGCAGAAGTCGATAGAGGAAAATTCAACATAACATGGTTAACAAAAGAATCTTTTGTTTTAAAATTAGAAATTTTAACTTCTGACTGGGTTGATCCAGATTTAAGTATTATTCTGTCATATTTAAACCTGAGACCATTGCCTTTAACTCGTTGAATTTTTTCTGTTAAATCTATTGGCTCTTTGTTCTTCGCCTTATTATAAATGACTTCAAGATTATTTTTATATCTTTTTTTAAACTCTCCCCAAGATAGACCAGCCATTAGAATTCTCCTTCTTTGGTTTACACATATTTATAATTCCCCCAACAATAATTCTCATGCCCCCTGCTTTACGCGCTGGATAGTCCTCTGGAGGACTTCAATGCTATTTGTTAAACCAAGAATTCTCTAGTCGCGTCTAAGTTATTGATTTTACCCGCTTTTTTATAATTTGCTTTTGACCCCAAAATATACGATAATATTCCTATAGTTGAGTGATAAGCAAGGATTATTTTATGAGTTTGACCGCCAAAAGTATTACAGCAAAACTTCTCGCCGAAGAGAATATTTCCATTGTTCATGAAAATATTCCCACTGCTGCTTTTGATGTAAAAAATAGGGTGCTTCATCTTCCCACGTGGGAAAATATAACTGATGACACCTATAGTCTTTTGATTGGTCACGAAGTTGGTCACGCAAAATATACTCCAGAAACTGGATGGCATGATGCGGTATGCGACAAGGGTAACGTCTACAAGTCATATTTGAATGTGGTCGAAGATGCGCGCATTGAGAAACTAATTCAGCGCAGATATCCTGGTTTATCGCGCTCCTTTAAAAAAGGATATCAGCATCTCTTAAATGAAGGTTTTTTTGGTGTAGATAAAGAACAAGTAAAACACCTTAATCTGATTGACAGAATTAATACCTATTTCAAATGCGGTGCTTCAATGCAGATACCATTTTCTGCCGAAGAATCAGTTTGGTTGGATAAAATCTCTAAATTAGAATCTTGGGAAGAAACAGAATCCCTCACCGATGAATTGTTTGCCTTCTGCAAAGAGCGTGCTGAGCAGGAGCAGGAAAACCATTTTGAAGATGGTGCTGATGAATCCGGCGAAGGTGAGATGGAATGGGATGATGAAGATTCAGAATTATCCATGGAAGGTGATATGTCTGATTGGGAATCAGAAGAATCTGATTCTGAAGAAGAAAACGGTTCATCTGCTTCACAGGAAACTGACGACACTGGTGAAGAAGAAGGGACAGAAGATTCCTTTGGGGATGCCTCAGAGGAAGAAGAAGAAAAAGCAGAAACCGGATACTCACCCCAAGGTGGCGTTGATGGTAGCATGATGTCTCACACTGATAAAGAAATCAGAAAAAACATTGACAATATGTCGATTAACGAAAATCTGACAATCAAAAATTACCTGTTCAAAGGGATGGAACAGAATATTGTCTCATATAAAGAATTGATGAAACTGCAATCAGACAGTGAATATGTAACTGATGTCGAATCTTCGCGTGCTATTTTGGAAGCAGAGCACAACTCATTTTACAAACATTTTCTGACTGAAAACAAGCGTATCATTGACAACATGGTCAAAGAATTCGAGATGCGTAAAAGGGCATCAGAATACGCAAGAACAAAATTATCAAAATCTGGTAGTCTTGACACAGTAAAAATGAACAACTACAAATTCAGCGACGATATTTTCAAAAAAGTTGCTGTTGAGTACAAGGGTAAAAACCACGGATTCATTTTTTATCTTGATTGTTCATCATCAATGCGCCCCATGTTTTATGATGCTGTTGTTCAGACAGTCACCCTTGCCATGTTCTGCAGAAAAGCAAATATCCCATATAAGGTTATTTCTTTTACATCTGGATGGGTTTCAAATGATAATATGCCAACAAACTTGGAAGAAGGCACACTGTTTAGTTTACCCAATTCAAAAATTAATTTACTTTTTGATGATAAAATGAACAAAGGGCAGTTTGCCAAAATGTCTGGTTTACTCTTGGCATTTTCTGCGTATCGTTCTGATAAATATATTAGAGGTCTTACAAGCTCAGTGTACCCTGTGTTATGGAATATCTTCCGTTTGTTTGAAATGGGGGGCACTCCTCTTGATGAGACAATCCTCGCTGGTATTAAGACGTGCAATGAATTCAAGCAGGAATATAGACTTGACATAGTCAACACCTTCTTTATCACTGATGGCGAATCTCACCGAGTTTCAGTGCAGGGAAAAAGTTATGGTATGGAAGTATCTTACGATGAAAACAAGGGAAAAAGCAATCTTGTTGATGTTAAAACAGGAAAACATTATAGACTTTATATAGGTTCTGGAACAGGAACAAAATACAGTACAACAAATGCTTGTATAAATCTCTACAAAGACAGGACTGGTTCCAATGTTATCGGATATTTTATTTCCACATCGATGAACAATTGTAAACATAAATTTGTCGATACAGTTGGTTACAATACGGGTTGGAGTTGTGTTGGTGAATGGTTGAGAAATCTCAAGAAAAATGGTATTGCGGAAATTGAAACAAATATGGCACACGACAAATATTTTGTTATCACTGCCAAATCTCTGCAAGCAACTGGTACTTCTTTTGAAGTTGGTGCTGATGCTTCAAAAGCAAAAATCCGTTCTGCCTTCTCTAAGGCAAACCAGTCAAAGAAAACTTCTAGGGAACTCACTTCTAGGATAATGAAAATTTGTGCTTAATCTACAACTTATTGATTTTATTCACTTTTTTATAATTTGCCTTTGCCGACAAAATATACGATAATATTCCTATAGTTGAGTGATAAACAAGGGTTTTAATTATGTTTAATATTAGAAAAACATTATTTGACGATATGAGTAATACTGAAATTGCAGCGGAAACACTCGGTGCCTTGTCCTTTGTAATACTGGCATTTGGGATTTTTTCTCTGTTAGTGTTGTTCTGAAAATAATAATCAATGAGTATCAATTTTTGAATAGGTGATTTATATTATGAAAAATGTAGAAGCAAAAAATAAACTGCGCGAAAAGATTATCTCTAAGTTTGGTGAAAGGGATAGTTATGACCGTAACGAAATTCTCTCCTGTGCCGAAGAACTGGGACAGGGATTCCCAAACTGGATTCTTCATTCAGTCAATCGCGTCTCTCGCGGTTTCTATGCGATTCCTTCTGATACTGGTACCACAAAAACAGTTTCAGCAAAGAAACCTGCTCCGGTGCTTACACCAGTACAGGCACCTGCCGCTCCCGTGTCTCGTGTGAGTCTCAATGTTGAGTCAGATGGATTCACAGATAATCTGGTTCCTGCCAAAGATGACCTGTATGTTCCCTTTGGTAATCATTCCATTGTGGAATCAATTATCGCATCAAAGATGTTTTACCCGATTTTCATTACTGGTCTGTCTGGTAATGGCAAGACCAAAATGGTTGAGCAGTGTTGTGCGCGCAAGAAACGTGACGTTATTCGAGTAAACTTCACTGTTGAAACAGACGAAGATGACCTGATTGGTGGATTCCGTCTGGTGAATGGTGAAACCAAATTCTTCAAAGGTCCAGTCATCCGGGCAATGGAACAGGGAGCAGTACTGCTCTGCGACGAAATTGACCTTGCGAATCCTGCCCGTGTTATGTGTCTCCAGTCAATCCTGGAAGGTTCAGGATACTTTATCAAAAAGACTGGGGAATATATTACTCCTGCTCCTGGATTCAATGTGGTGGCGACAGCAAACACCAAGGGTAAAGGTTCAGATGATGGTCAATTTATTGGCACCAATGTGCTGAATGAAGCATTCCTTGAGCGGTTTCCGATTACAGTAGAGCAGGAATATCCTACTCCTGCCATTGAGAAAAAGATTCTGGGCAAGGTTTTTGATTTCCTGGGTTTGCAGGATGTCGAATTCATTGATAAGTTGGTTGATTGGGCAGACATCATTCGCAAAACCTATATGGATGATGGTGTAGACGAGATTATCTCTACTCGCCGACTGGTACACATTGCCCGTGCTCACTCCATCTTTAATGACAGGATGAAAGCAATCAATCTCTGTGTCAATCGCTTTGACGCTGATACCAAAATGGCATTCTCTGACCTGTACACCAAAGTTGACGCTGGTGTATTGTTGGAGGGGGATGAAACTGATAATACTGACAACAGTGAATTCTAAGAAGAAGATGATGATGATGGAACAACTGATACAGCGAGTCACTCAGTGGCACCATGAACGAAATTTGGTTTATGGTTCCACTGAAAAAGACCAGATATGCAAACTGATACAGGAAGTTGGTGAATTATCTGACAGTGTTTGTAAACAGAAGGATATTCGAGATGACATTGGTGATATTATGGTAATTCTGATTAATATCGCTGAACGCCGAGGATTATCTCTGGCAGAGTGTCTTGAAGTTGCTTATGATGACATTAAGGATCGCAAGGGTAAAATGGTTGATGGAATATTTGTTAAAGAAATTTCTTGACATATACTCTAAAATATCATATAATGTTTCTATAGAGTCATGGGAATCTCTTATAAAATCCCAAGTAATGCCTCAAATGACTGAAAGGAGTTATATTATGGCAACATCACAAACTGTACGTGTTCTGGAAGCACTCTCTTCTGGTGAAGAACTGACCGCAAAGCAGATTGCAAATCGCTTTAGTGTTGGTAATCCCCATGAAGTGGTTCGCCAGATTCGGATGGCAGGTTATCCTGTTTATCTGAACAAGCGCACCAACTCTAAGGGTGAAACCAAGGGATTCTACCGTCTGGGTACTGCGACTCGCGAGATGGTCTCATCTTTCTATCGCACCTTTGGTAACGCATAATCACCTTCACCTTTTGGGAAGTTGATACTCCTGACTGGGGCAACAGCAATGTTGCCCCTTTTTTTATTCTCCCCGGTAAATACCACAATATTTACTCCACTGACATACAGGTTTCTGTTACTCATGCTTCCCACTGTTGCTCTCTCTTGCCGTCTTGTAATTTCGCATACCGATACACCACAGCATCCTTTCCTATCTCTATGTGCCCAGTATTCTCTCTGTATCGTTGAGTAAACTGCCACCCAGAGTTTGTCTCCTCTTTGATGTTGTATTCCTGTTCTGCATTTGCATCCATGCTCAATCCCACCAAAAGGATAAAAACAATCAGACTCCGCATGATATCTCTACCTCTATAGAGTAAAATCATTATGAGAGAATACCATCCATTTTTCCATTAAGAGCAGATTAATTTTTTATTAAAATTATTTGTGGTAACTCCCCCAGATACAATGCGCCATCTCATGCCCTAGTGTCAGTATTTGTTCATCATCCTCTCTCTTGGGTTCTAATATATAAATTTGACAATTATAACTATCTGGGTCAGAACCATCTCTCCTTTCATTCCATTGAGCAAAACCATACTGGTCTGGCACTTGACTATTCGCAATCCCAGTTAAATCAGAATACAAGTTCCTGAGTTCTGATTCAGTTTTCACCGTAGTAACATTCACTGTAATGTCTTTTTCTAGTCTGTTGATACTGCCCTGAATAGTGGGTGATTGATTATCACAAGAAGATAGTGACAGAAGAATCATCATCAGTATCAAAATCTTTTGTTTATTCATTTTAGTTTCTCTCCTTCCTCTCTTTTTTATTTTTCTTTATATAGGTTATATTGCCGCTGGGTGGTCAATTCGTAAATGCGGTGGTAGTGGGGGATTGAAAAACACGTGTTCAGGTGTGTGAAGGTGTGTGAAGGTGGTGGACTTAGGGACTTACTTATAAGACGCTGGAAACGCCTCTCGCGGTCGATCTCCTTAGCACCCGACACCTGACCGCTCCCCGTTTAGACGCGCTGGAGACGCCTCCAGAGGACTCCAATGCTATCAGCTAAATCATTGATTATTAAAGCGAATTTAATGTTTGCTTTTGCGGCGAATATAGACGATAATATTCTTATAGTTTAGGAAAATAGAGAGAAAAACAAGTGACCAAATTCGTATTCTTTTCAGCAGACCGTTCTGCCATAGAACTCACTGTAGACGATATCACAGTCGGTCGTGCATATAACGCGGCCGAGCTCCTTAAGTTGATGGAAGATAACGGCATCACAACAATGGAAGATTTCTATCTCTCTGGCAGTATAGACTTCAGCGAGGAAGAGGGTTTTCCCCCTGGTGGAGCTAAGCTTATTATTGAGACTGCATTGGTGGCAAATTTGCCTGTTGCTTCCGCCTAGGGATTGTGTAAGTAATAGCATGAAACTAAAGAAAGCCATAGAATTTGCTACTAAAGCACATGAAGGACAAGTCCGAAAATACACTGGTGAACCATACATTGTACACCCTTTAGAAGTAGCTGAAATCGTAAAAACTGTTGAGCATACAGAAGAAATGCTTATGGCAGCAGTTTTACACGACACCGTAGAAGATACAGATACTACTATCGAGGATATTGAAAGAGAGTTTGGTTCTGTTGTGGCTCAATTAGTAGAAGAATTGACTGATGTTTCTAAACCAGAAGATGGTAACAGAGCCTTCAGAAAAGCATTGGATAGGGAACATTTAGCACAAGCATCTGCCCAAGGCCAAACAATTAAAGTGGCAGATCTCATAAGCAATGCAGCATCAATTACAGAACATGACCCTAATTTTGCTAAAGTTTACATGAAAGAAAAGGCTTTATTATTACAAGTCTTTGATAAAGCTGATAAAAATCTTTTGGAAAAAGCACAAAAAATGCTCGACTTTCCTAGAAACTGAAGAAACCAAGAGGAAAAAACGATATGTCCACTGAATTAAAGTCAAGAAACGAGAATATCTCCTTAACCCGATTCTCTGGTGGCGCTTCTAGAGGAAGCTGTGTACAGATTACTAGAAAGTGGGGTAGTGAATTCCGCCACATTCCTGTCACTCGGGAAGAGGCAAGACGCCTGGCGATGGATTTGTTGGAATTCTCTGAAGGTGAAGAGCAAGATCTTCACAGAGTCGTTCGTGATAGAGGATAAGAGGAAAAAACGATGGATTTTAAATCAATACACATAGAAGCAATCCAGGCAGCAAGGTTAGCGACTGCTGATTATATTGCAAAGAACGGGGAACATCCGTTTAATTGCGGTTTTGCTTGGGTCAGATCCTCAGAGAAGGGCAACACCAAACTGGGCAAGGCTCTCAAGAACCTGGGGTTTGAAAAGAATTGGTATAATGGATACGAGCTGTGGAATCCTTCAGGCAGTTTTACTCAGGACATGAGTGCGAAGTATGCTGGTGCAGAGGCATACGTCAATGTCTTTAAGAAATACATTCCAGACATCAAACTTTATCCTTCATCACGCCTGGACTAAGTTATGGAAGAAAAAACTCTGAAATTATCAAATGCGGAAGTGCGGATGCTTACAGTCGCACTCCGCGAGTACCAAGAGTCTATTAAGTCTCATCCACATTATAATGGACAGACTGAACATCTTCGGAAAGCACGTCTCCTCCAAGACCGCATAGACGTTATTGGTACATACCAAGGCGCATTCCTATAATTTAAAACAGGTAAATCGTTGATTTTATTCACTTTTTAAAGATTGCTTTTGACCCTGAAATAGTCCATAATATTCCTATAGTTGAGAAACCAAGAGGAAAACGATATGAGCAACATCAAACCTGAAATGTCCAAAGCCCTTATCAAGATGGCTGGTGTAGCAAAGCAGGATTATCAACGCTTTTGGGAGAAAGCGGATGGCAGCGAGATCAGCACTTACGCACAGGAACAGCTTGACGGTTTCATAGAAAACCTGGAATTCAGCGGTGGATCCAAGTATATCAAGGTAATCCGTAAAGCTGGCCGGCTTGGCCAGCGTATGGTCTGGGGTTTTATTGTCAACACTGAAAACGATAAAAAATTCAAGTATGGCGATATTCTTAAGCCAGCTGGTTGGGCAGCTCCAGCCCGCAACAAAGCACG